TTCTCAAATTTCCGAAATAATTACAGAAGCAAAAAATACAGCTTCTGCAGCTGTTAATCTTGTAACATCAACTGCTGCTGCTGTTGTTAGTCTTTCTTCTATTCCACTTGCAGCAACTGCAGGCATTTTAACTCCAGTAAGTCAAGCGGATTTAGATGCGGCTAATCAAGCAATTGCTTCATATGAATCTCCTACAGCACAAATTTCTCAAAATAAATCAACACCTTAATTATGACTATCTTAACTCCACCTTCAGATAATTTATGGACAGAACCGGAATCTCCGGCCAATAAAGATACACCTCCAGTTTATCCATACAATAATATACAACAATCCGAATCAGGTCATTCATTTGAAATGGACGATACTCCTGGTCGTGAAAGAGTTCGTATTCAACACGGACCACAAAAAAATGGTACCCCAGGTAATTTTATTGAAATGCATCCAAATGGAGACCAAGTTCAAAAAATTTATGGTGACGGATATGAAATTATTGCTAAAAATAAAAATGTATTAATAAAAGGCACATGCAATATTACAATTAATGGTAATGCAAACATGCATGTTTTGGGTGATCATAATGTTCAAGTAGATGGAAATTATAATTTACAAGTTGCCGGTAAAATGAATACTAGAGTTGTTGGAGATATATCTTTGTCTAGTGATGATGATGTGTCAATAACTGCTAATGAAAATTTTGGTGGAGCAATTCGTATGGCCGCTTCAGATAATGTATATCTAGCATCAGATTTAGTTGTGGGTGGATCTATTGGCGCAGATATAATTAATTCTGTAACTAGAGTAAATGCTGGAACAGGCGTATATGCTGGATACTTAGGTGTTTATTCAGAAGGACCTGTATCATCATTAACTTTAGTACAATCACCGCTAGCAGAATTTGGAATTATGGATGCTGTTTTAATGTCTGATGTTATTAATTCTGGAATATTTAAAACGCATGTGCATGGAGGAGTTAAAGGTGGTCCAAACACAACAGCACCACCTTTAACCCCATTTTTTGGAGTTTAGATAATGGCAACAGTTAATAATGCTTCTGGAGTATATGCAACTCTAGGATACAATTTTAGTGATCCAAATCAAGATATAGAAATACTTTCTGCGAACACTCAAGCACATTTGAATTCTATGCCAGCTTTTATAGAATCATGGCAAGCACAAGATGTTGCTAACAATGCGGTTAATGGCTATTTTCAAAATCCAGTAAATTCGTATGTAAATACAATTATTACAATTTCTACTGATATGATAGTTGCTGCAGAACTAGCAAATTCACAAGGAATTACTGAAGCATTGGCAATTATTCCTGCGGCAAATTCTTTATATACAAATGCTCAATCGTTTTTGGCACACACCAATCGTTTATCTGGAGTAACTCCTTTTGTTGGACAAGATGATGTTAATCCATACTATGAATCAGCAATGTCTGCTGGTAAAACTGCTTTGTATATTACAAACCAAACCGATGGAATAATCAATAATTCACCTATTTTAGGTAGTTTTACTAGTATTTTAGTTGGACCACAGATTTATGATAATGCAAATACACTTTCAGCCGATTTAGTGATATTGAATAATGGAGTGACAGCAAACAGTCTTTCCAACACAGTAATTACTCAAATAATCTCAGATGTTGGGAATACTAATACTTATTTAACAACCAGACAAAATGCAGACATTACATATTATGGTAATTTAAGAACTTTTCAGAATAATTATAATTCGGTGAAACAATTCTCAAATATGGGTGAAACTCAAACATATTTACTTAATAATTTTATCGGTACAGCAAAACTACTGTCTAGAATCAACCAATAGTATAATAAATAAAGAATGGCAACCAGAAATCACATTTACTCCGATTTGGACTTAACCTTCCTTAAGCAACCAGGAACTGGTGATGTTGCTATGAAATATGACGAACAGGCGGTTATTAGGTCAGTTCGCAATCTTTTATCGACAAATCTATACGAAAGACTGTTTCAACCAGAAATAGGAAGTTCATTAAATCAATTATTATTTGAGCCGGTTTCAGCATTAACGGCCAATTTAATTGAAGATGAAATTGCCAGGATGATAAACAATTATGAACCAAGAGTAACAATTAGTCAAATTATTGTAAGTGCAAAACCTGATGATAACGCATTTAGTGTTTCTTTGTATGTCCTTATTGGAAATCAGACAACCCCAACAGCTATTAACTTAATATTAACGAGGACCAGATAATGGCCGGCGCAAATTCTAGTATTCAAATTACAGACCTTGATTTTAATACAATCAAGAACAATTTCAAAACTTTTTTAAAGAGCCAAGACGCCTTTAAAGATTATAATTTTGAAGGTTCTGGTATGAACATTCTAATGGATGTTCTTTCTTATAATACTCAATATAATGCTTATTATTTGAATATGGTAGCTAATGAGATGTTTTTGGATTCGGCTGTTCAAAGATCATCTGTTGTTTCTCAAGCAAAACTATTAAATTATACTCCAAAATCATCAATAGCTCCTACAGCAGAAGTAAATGTTATATTTAATAATGTTAATATTGCTTCATTAACTTTACCGGCATATTCATCGTTTATTTCTTCGGCAATCGATGGAGTAAACTACAATTTTGTTACTACAGATTCTTATACAGTTAATGTTGTAAGCAATACTGCAACTTTTAATAATGTTAAAATTAAACAAGGTGTTCAAGAAACTCAAAGTTTTGTTTATTCTGCAACAAGCAATCCATCACAAATTTTTGAAATTCCTGAACAAACAGTAGATTTAACAACATTAAGAGTATTTGTTCAAGAATCAACATCAAATACTTCTTATGAAGTTTATAAACCAGCAGCAAGTTATTTGGAACTTACATCTGAATCAAAAGTGTATTTTATACAAGAATCTTTAAATAATACATATGAAGTTTATTTTGGTGATGGAATTTTAGGTAAAAGTTTAGTTGATGGAAATGTTGTTAATTTAGCTTATTTGTCTACAGAAGGATTATCTGGTGCGGGTGCAAATAGTTTTGTTTTAATGGATACAGTTTCGAATTATGCACCATCAGCTGTAGAATCTGTTTTGCCTGCATCACAAGGTGGTGATAAAGAAACAATCGAATCAATTAAATTTCAAGCACCAAAAACATATTCTGCTCAAGGTCGTGCAGTAAGTAAAAACGATTATATTACAGCAATTCAACAAAACAATTTAGGAATATCATTTGATGCTGTCAATGTTTGGGGTGGAGAAGAAAATGATCCTCCAGTTTTTGGTCAAGTGTTTATTTCTTTAAAACCGGCTGGTTCGTATAATTTAACTCAAACTCAAAAACAAAGAATTATTTCTGAAGTTATTAAGCCAATTTCAGTTTTAACAGTAACTCCTACAATTACTGATCCTGATTATACCTATATTAAACTTGATCTTAATGTTTATTATGATCCAATTAAAACAACATTAACTTCTTCACAAATACAAGAAGGTATAAAAACAGCTGTTTATAATTTTGCAGAAACAACATTAAATACATTTAATTCAACTTTTAATGCTTATGAATTATTAAACACCATACAAAGTTTTAGTAATTCAATTATTACAAGTGAATATGCAATTAATTTACAGAAAAAATTCTTTCCAAATTTAAGTTCTCCAACAACATATAATTTATATTATAATACTCCTTTAGAAAAAGGAATCACACTAAGTGGTGTCAGTAGTTCTCCTTCTATGCAATATAGAGATCCTATAAATTTAGCTAATATTATAGATGGAGTTTATATTGAAGAATTACCATCAAATACTTATGGTATTGACACGATTTCAGTTATTAATCCTGGATTTGGTTATCAATCTACACCAACAGTAACAATCATTGGTGATGGAACAGGCGCAACAGCACATGCTGTGGTTGTAAATGGTGCCATTAGGAATATTGTTGTTGATGATGCTGGAGTTAATTATACGACAGCAATAGCTGTTATAACTCCTGTTGCAGGTGATACAACCGGACAACTAGGTTCTGCTGTGGTTAATCTACAAGGAAGATATGGTACTTTAAGATCATATTACAATAATACAAGTTATGTTAAAACTATCTTCTCATCAAATATTGGAACTATCGATTATTCTCAAGGATTGATAACTTTAAATGCTTTTTCACCTATTGGTGTTAATAATGAATTGGGTCAATTGACTGTTACAGCAAAACCAACAACATCAATTATTTCATCTTCTTATAATAGAATTATTACTATTGATCCTTATGATCCAAATGCTATCACCGTTAATGTTATTGCTAAGACATAATGATAGAATCTGATCAAAAAACATCTCTACTAATACCATCACAACTTCCTGAATTTATTCGGGATGATCCTGCTTATGCCAATTTTGTTTTATTTTTGCAATCTTATTATGAATGGTTAGAGCAAAATGATAATGTTACAGATAGAACAAAAAATATACTAAACTATAAAGATATTGACAAAACTTCAACAGAATTTTTAGATTACTTTTATAATGATTTTCTTTCTTATTTTCCACCAGAAATACTTGCTGATAAACAAAAATTAATTAAATTAGCTAGAGAGTTATATCAATCAAAAGGTACACCTTCTTCTTATAAATTTTTATTCCGAGTATTATATAATTCTGATGTAGATTTCTTTTATACCAAAGATGCTGTATTAAGAGCTTCTGCCGGTAAATGGTATATTGCTAAAAGTCTTAAATTAGCGACTAGTGATAGAAATTTTTTAAATATTAATAATTTAAGAATTTTTGGAGAACTCACCAAATCAATTGCTACTATTGAAAATTCAGTTGTTTCTGGTAATAAAATTGAAGTGTTTATTTCAGACATTCAGCGTTTATTTCAATCTGGTGAATTTGTTCGTGTGGTTGATTCAAACAATCAAGATGTATTATTTGATGGTGAAGTACTCAGAGCAAAAATTGTAGGTCAAATTAGTCAAATTAAAATTGATCCTAACAATAGAGGGTTAACATATCGTCCGGCCGATCCAATTATAGTATATGGTGGATTAAGTTCAAATACTGGACATAAAGCAACCGCTGAAGTTGGAACAACTACTTCAGGATCAATTCAACGTATCAAGGTTGAAAATGGAGGTTTTGGTTATCGAGCATACCCCAATACATTAATAGATATTACTAATGCTCCTGGTGCTGTTGCTATTGTTGGTAGTTTAGACCCTTCTTCTGCAAATACTGCAAATGCAACATTTATTCCTACTGATTATATTGGCCAAAAAAGTACAGTTACAATTGGTTCAATAAATTATAATTTTGCAAATGTTGCTGTGTCTAATGCAAATTCATCTTTTGCCAATGCACTTTCATTTACTTCTTTTACAACATATCCAATTTCTTCTGTTCTTGTACAAAATGGTGGCGGCGGAATTACACAAACTCCGGTAGTTTCTGCCAACTCGATATATGCAACACAAGATAATGCGGCTTATGTGCAACTACAAAATTTGGGTATTCTTGCACCTATTCAAATTAGAAATGCTGGTAAAGGTTATCAAGCCAATGATGTAATCAATTTCACTGGAGGTTCAGGATATGGAGCTTACGCCAATGTAACTTCTGTTAATGCAACAGGCGCCATCGTATCCGTAAGTTATGTTTATCCTCCAAACCAAAGTGTAGTTAAGTATCCTTTAGGTGGATTAGGATATCTTTCAGGATTGCCAACACTAAGTGTAACTTCGGCTAATGTCCAAGCATCAAATGCTTCTTTGGTCGTAACAAATGTATTAGGTACCGGAGCAGTATTTACTCCTTTAGTTGACCGTGTAGGTTCGATTACAAGTATTACAATCACTGATCCAGGTGAAGATTACATTGCGGCTCCTAATGTTTCTTTTAAAGTTCAGGATATGGTTGTTACCGGATTAAGCATTACAAATTTACCTGCTTTTGGTGATCCAATTTATCAAGGAGTTAATTCAAATGTTTCAACATATACCGCCACAGTTGATTCTGTAACTCTCTTACAAGCATATAACGATCCTTTATTATCACGTTATAATTTAAGAGTTTATAATTATAATGCTGCACCAAATTATAATTTACCATTAAAAATTGATTCTAAATTAATATCAGTCACTTTAGATGGTTCATACCATCCAACAGGAAGTCGATATGATAATACTGGAGTTGTAACTTATGGTGATGGAACAGCAAAAGGAACAGCATCTTTCTTAAATGGTCTTGTATTGAGTTCTGGTCAATATCTAGACACAACAGGACAACCTAGTTCGTTTGATGTGTTACAGAGTACAGTCTATAACAACTATACTTATCAAATTACTTTAGAAAAAGAAATAGCAAAGTATAGAAAAACTTTGTTGGATTTATTACATCCTTCAGGAATGAAAGTTCTTGGTCGATATGCACTAAAATCGAATTCTTCATTTATGTTTGAAGGTTCAAATTTGTTAGAATCTGGTCACACATTAGGTTATTATACTGGTAATCCCGGTTCATATGCAACCATGTCTTCCACTTGGACAAATCAGAGTAATAATATTGTCAACTTTTATGCTTTAGCTGGATCATTTATTAATGATATTATTGTTCCAGGTAATTCATTAACATTAACATTATCTAATGGATTTAAAATTCATTCCGAAGTATTAGGATCTTATGGTAGAGTTACAGAAGATTTATTGTCTGAAACAGGAATAGAAGATTTATTGTCTGGAACAGGAACAGATGATTTGATGAGTTATTCAGATCAAAGTTATGTTGTTCTTAAAGACTCTCCTTGGTTAACTTTTGCTAATGTAGCTTATGTGACTGGACAATCAGGAAATAATGTCATAAATATATCAACATTGACTGGTTCTTATGATATCGTCAATAATGGAAATTATAGTAATACTGCAAATCCTTTACAGGATATAGTATTTGCTGGTGATAAAATTTTAGTTGCCAATAATACTGAAAAAACAGTATCTAGTGTAAATTATGTGAGCGGAATCATATACCTCACTTCAAATTTAACAAGTAATGCAAATTCGTTGATGTCTGTGCAAAGAACTGTATCCACATCAACAGTTAGAATAGATGGTGTTGTGGGTCAAGTTTATTATCCACAATTAACAACAGAAGATGATAGAATTATAACAACAGAAGATGACCAAGTAATAATAATAGGGTAAAAAATGTCTACAGTAAAAATTTCACAACTACCAGAAATAACACAAATTAATGCGAATACAGCAAATACTTTGTTTGCTGGGGTAGATATTCCTACTGGTGCAACATTTAAAATGACTGCACATACTTTAGCACAAGGTCTTTATTCTAATGAAGTTTTAAATGTTGGTACAAATCCAATAATATTACCCAATACCGTTGCACAATATACTTTAAGTAGTTCGAATTATATTCAAACCAATTTATTAAATTCAAATGATGGCGGTTCTGCTGATATTGTAGTAACAGCCAATACAGGTACGGATACTACTTATTTTGTTGATTTAGGTTATGCTAATAAAGATTTTACTCCGGGAACAGAATATAATAGCTTAGGAACATCAATTAATCCTTTGGATGCTTATTTGTATGTTCAAGGATCGAGTTCAAATTTACCTGGCGGAAATTTAATTATTGGATCAACAACTACAGGAAAAGAAGTTAGAATTATTTCTGGTGGAGGTACAGCTGCAAATATTGTTGCTAAATTTACTTCTAGTGGTTTATCTTTAAATACACAATCTGTTCTTGCATTTGGTGATTCAACCGTACAAACAACAGCAGGTTCTTCTGTAGCAAATACTATACTACTTCAAGCTGCACTTAATGCTACCAATACCAATACTAGAATTGCTTTGGCTGGTGTTGCTGCAGCCAATGCTAATATTGCTTTAGCTTTAGGTGCTTATGGTGCTGTCAATAGTACAGCAATAATTGCTAACAGTACCGCTGTGGTTGCTAATCAAGCTTTAGGTATTTCTCAAAGTACAGCAATAGTAGCCAATAGTTCTGGTGTTGTTGCTAATATTGCTTTAGGTGTTCTGCCATCAATGAACACCAACACCAGTATTGCTTTGGCTGGAGTATCAGCAGCCAATGCTAATATTGCTTTAGCCTTAGGTGCTTATGGTGCCGTTAATTCTACCGCTATAGTTGCTAATAGTTCTGGTGTGGTTGCTAATCAAGCTTTAGGTATTGCACAAAGTACGGCTATAGTTGCTAACATTGCTCTTGGTGTTCTACCATCCATGAACACCAACACTTCAATAGCACTAGCTGGAGTTGCTGCAGCCAATGCTAATATTGCTTTAGCTTTAGCAACCAATTTAACACAAAATACAGATATTCAATCTGCATGGAATACTGCCAATACTGCGGTACAAAATACGGCAACCATCACAGTAAATAATTTAAAACTTAATGGCAACTTAACATCCTCTGGTAATGTAACTGCTTCTTATTTGTTGGGTAACGTAATTGGTTCTACTATTCAGAATACGATTAATTGGCTCACAACGACCGTTCAGCCATCACAACAAACTGGTCAACTATTTTTTTATGCCAATACCACATCATTAGTATTAGATACTGATATTTCTAATAACAGAATTTCAGTTTCAAAAACCATTTATTTCCGTGTGTTCAATTCTACTGGTGTAACAATTCCAGCAAATTCATGGGTTCGTTTGGTTCCAGGAGTAACACCTAATACCGTTCCCTATATTGCTTTGGCCGATGCAACAACTTCTGCCAATTCGACAGTAGCTGGATTTGTAGTATCCGCAATAGCCAATTCGGCTTATGGAATCGTATATCAATCTGGTCTTGTTGAAGAATTTAATTCTACAGGACTTGGTAGTGGTGGTGATATTCTTTTTCTATCACCAACTCCAGGACAAGCATCTAATGTCGCTCCTACTGGATCAAATACAGTAGTTCAACTTGCTAGAATAATTAATTCGGATCCTGTTTTAGGTAAAATTCAAATTGCTATACAGTTACGCCAAGCGTATGGCAGAATAAATGGTTCCGTATTATATGCTTATGCCAACAACATCACTTCAAGTAATACTATCAGCATCAACGATAGTACACAAACAGTAACCGGTAATAACATTGTAGCTAACACAATTACTATTTCTGGTAATACTGCGGCAACTTCTTATGTTAATACTTGGACGCCAAACGTAGCATTCTCAACTGCTAACGGCACAATGACTTATACAGCGCAATATGGAAATTATGTTAAAGTAGGTCGTCAAGTTACTGCCTATTTCACATTAAACGTAACAAATACTGGTGGTTCGGGTAACATGTTCATTAACGGATTGCCTTTTGCAGCTGCAACAGGTAGTGGTTCAGTAGGACTAACAACAACTGGTGGCGTATTAACTGGTCCTTCAGCAGGTAATTTAGGAACAATATCAGGAAACGTTACTAGCGGTGCAACTTCTACTGCTCTGTATACAATAAACAATACAGGTAACGGTTCATTAACTCAATATCCTGTTGCTGCAGGTACCGGTAACGGTGGCATTGGTTCTCCATTCACAATTAACGGAATGATTTCTTACATTTCAGCCTCATAAATAAATCATGGCAAATAAAAATCTTTTAACTAATGCGGCACAAGTAATTCAGGTTGAACAAACCTATTATTCTCCAGTTGCAATCATTCCTACTAATTCACAGGTAATTAGCACACTTTACTGCTTTTTATCACACATTGATCCGTGGGAAGATGATAATAATCCTCCAGAACCCACTCAAGACCAGCAATATTTGAAAAGTATTTTTAAAAGTATTTTTGTAGCTAAAAAAGTTACTACTAATCAAATTAGTCCTGTAATTGAAAGAATTGATTGGACATCAGGTACGGTATACAGTTATTATCAAGATGATGTTGATATGTTTCAAAAAGATAGTTATTCACGTTTATTTTTAAAATTTTATGTTAGAAATAGATATGATCAAGTGTTTAAGTGCCTTTGGAATAATAATGATGGAGAATCAACAGATGAACCATTTTTTCAACCAGGAACTTACGGAACAAATAACATTTATACTGCGGCCGATGGTTATAAATGGAAATATATGTATACAATAGATGTTGGAATAAAACAAAAATTTATGGACTCGGATTGGATGCCAATTCCTATAGGACAAAATATTCCTAATCCAATACAAACATCAGCTGGTTTAGGTGATATTGAAGTAATTAATGTGGTAAATGGAGGTTCTGGCTATGATCCAGCTAATGCAGTCATTTCAGTAACCATTACTGGTGATGGTACTGGAGCAACAGGAACAGTAGAAGTTGCTAATGGTGAAATTACCAATATTATCGTAAACAACACAGGTTCGAATTATTCATATGCTAATGTAGCAATTACTTCGGCATTAGGTTCAGACGCCTCCGCTATCGCTCCCGTTTCTCCTATTGGTGGACATGCATTTGATCCGATATCAGAATTAGGATGTTCTGAAGTAATAGTTACCTGTGAATTTAATGGTTCTGAAGGTGGAATTATTCCAACTGACATAGATTACAGGCAAGTGGGATTAATAATTAATCCTACCACGTTGAGTTCTTATCCCGAACCAGCAAACGGTAGTATATATAAAGTATCAACCGATTTTGTTGTATCTGCTGGATTTGGAGTCTTTTTAAATGATGAATATATTTACCAAGGTCCTAGTTTAGAAGCTGCAACATTTTTTGCAAAAGTAGTTAGCTTTGATACTGCATCTAATACAATTCGCTTAATAAATACACAAGGAACATATACTGTTAATGCTCCAGTTTTTGGTCATTCATCAGGAACAACTAGAACTTTATTGAGTGTTAGTCTTCCAGATTTTCAATCATTTTCTGGTTACATATCATACATAGAAAACAGAGCCGCAATTCAAAGAAGCTCGGATGGTATAGAACAATTTAGATTTTTATTAGGATTTTAAAGGAAAAAAATGCCGCTGAATTTTAACGTTGATCCCTATTACGATGATTTTGATCCGTCAAAAAACTTCCATCGAATCCTTTTTAAACCTGGTTTTGCTGTTCAAGCTAGAGAATTAACCCAAGCACAAACAATTTTACAAGATCAAGTTACAAAATTTGCGGACAACATTTTCAAACAAAATTCACCAGTAACAGGTGGACAATTAACAACTAATTTTAATTGTTATTATATTAAATTACAAGAAACATATAATGGCACTACTATTGATGTAAGTCAATTTGATGGAAAATTAGTACAAAATTCTACAGGCACAATTCGTGCTCAAGTTATTGCAGTTTCTTCTCCCACAGGAACATCTGGTACTGGCGATCCTTCGACTTTAATTGTTACTTATTTGTCTGGAAGTCATTTTGCCGATGGTGATGTAATATATGATTCTCTTTCTAATTTAGCGGCTACAGCAATAACACTAGATTCAACAGGTTTAAGTTCTGTTGCTTCTATTGCTCAAGGTGTTTTTTATATTTCAAGCAATTACACCAATACAGATGGTAATAAAATATCCAATGGTATTTTTGTACAAGTAAATCCACAAACTATAATTTTAAACAAATATAGTAGTACGCCATCGTATCGAGTTGGTTTAAATATAACAGAAACAATTTACGATTATGTTAATGATACTTCATTATTGGATCCTGCTGTGGGTGCTTCAAATTATCAAGCTCCTGGTGCTGATAGATATGTAATTACGTTAACACTTGAAACACGTTCAATAAATTTAGGCGATGACGATGGTTTTATTGAATTAGTTCGTATTACAAATGGAGAAGTTGCTAAATTAGTTGATGGTTCTGTTTACAATGTAATTGATGACTATTTTGCAAAAAGAGATTATGAAACAAATGGTGATTATATTGTTAATGGTTTTAAATTAACTCCAAAAACTTACGATTTAGATTCAAGTAAATATGTAATGAGCATCAGCAAAGGCCTTGCTTATGTTCATGGTTATCGTGTTGAAAGTCAAGCATCTGTCGATTTAATTTCTAATCGTGCAAGAACAACAGAATCACAAAATAATAATCCTGTTTTTATTGACTATGGATCTTATTTTTATGTTGATACAGTTCGTGGAAATACAGGTACATTTTTTGATACTACCACATATGGTTCTATTGATTTGCATTGCGTATCATCAGCTAATGCAAACACATTAAATGCTAACACATATAATTCTACTTTAGTAGCTAGTGGTTATATTCGTGGTTTGGTTTATGATCACAGTTCTAGTGATACTAATGCAAATAGTTATGTTTATAAAGCTTATGTTTCTGATTTGCAAAATGCTTCACCTTCCGCCAATGCCATTTCTGCAACAACAAATACTATTGTTCTTCCTAGTTATTTTTCATCATCAAGCAATGCATATGATGGTGTAGGTATTTCAATCACTAAAGGAACAGACGCTGGAGAATTCAGAACAATTACAACATATAATGGTTCAACAAGAACAGCAACAATCAATCAAAATTGGACAGTAGTACCTGACACAAGCTCTGTATTTGCTTTAAATTTTGATACCAAAGATATTGAATCAATTTTAACTGTTACAAAAACATCATATCCTGCTACAATTAATGGCAGTGTTAGAATTGATCCTGAAGGCAAAGTAAATGGTGTTGCAACAGGCGATACAATTTTAGAAAATCCAACTCTACCAGAAATGTTATTTACAATTGGTAGTCCCTATGTTTCAACATTAACAAATACTGCATATACAACACAACAAGAATGGAGAAACGTAGCGTTTACTTCTAGTGGCGGTGGTGTTGCTGCAGCATTAGCTTACACAGGAGATTATAGTGGTGTAGTTCGCCATTTTGGAACTCCAGGTAGCACATTATCAAATGATGTAAAAAAACAAAACTATACAATTATTGTTACTGCTAAAGGTTCTGGTTGTACCTTAAATGTAGGTGAAAATGTTCCTTGGACAACAGCTGGACGAACAGTTACTTTAGATGGTACAGCAGCAACAGCAACTTTTGCTGCTACCGATGTTGGTGGAACTTTTACTGCAACTATTATAGCTAAAGTGTTTGTTGAAGATGGTGATAATACAGGTCATATTTTAAGAACAAAATATCTAATTGAAGCCAATACAACCGGAGTAAATATATCCGGTACAGCAGTAAACACATATACTTTTGTTGATAATGCTTCACTAACATCTTATGGTCAAGTTTATATTCAAAATGCTGGATTGGTGTCACCTGGAAACAATCAAAGTTTATATCTTTCAGATGTTAAAAGAATAGTTAAGATTATTGACACTAAAGCTTCTGGTACAACACCTACGAGTGCAATGTTGTCAAATCCATATTATGATGTAACAAACAGATATACTTTTGATAATGGTCAAAGAGATGGTTATTATGATCATGCTTCAATAAAATTAAAAACCGGTGCATCCCAACCACAAGGTAATATTTTAGTGTTATTAGATTATTATCAACACTCAGGTGGTGATGGATTCTTTAGTGTAAATTCTTATACCAATGAAGCATATCAAGAAATACCACAATATATTAGTAATAATGGAACAATTTATCAATTAAGAGATGCAATTGATTTTAGGCCTGCTCGATTAAATGCTCAATCGACATTTGTTTTCCGATATTCAAATGCTGCATCAAATTACGGAACTTTTTTACCTGTGGATTTAGAAGTATTTACTGGTGATTACACATATTATTTGGGTAGACGTGATAAACTGATTCTAACAAAAGATAGAAGTTTTAATATTGTTGAAGGTACTCCTTCTATTAATCCAATATTCCCTTCTGAACCTGATGCTTCTTTAGTGATTGCTAATTTAATTCATAATCCTTATACAGGTTATATTCCAACAGAATCGCCTAATGGTACTATTTCTGATTTGGCTATTCAAAGAGTTAGACATAAACGATATACCATGCAAGATATTGCTGGATTAGAAGATAGAATTAATCAAGTTGAATACTATACATCTTTAAGTTTATTAGAGCAAAAAGCCAGTTCATTACAAATATCTGATGCTTATGGATTAAATCGCTTTAAAAACGGAATTCTTGTTGATGATTTTAGTTCTTATGCAACAGCAGACACATTAAATAATGATTATTCTGCTACAATTAATCGCCGACTAAGACAATTAACGGCTACACAAAACGTTAGAAATTTTCCATTAAAATCATTAGCTTTGGCATATAATATGGGATTGCCTTCGAGTGTTACATCAAGCTCTTTAGGATATACAATCAGTAAAGATGGTCTAACTAATTATTTTAGTTTACCTATTACTTCAACTGCCAATGTGGCTAGTCAAAGATTTGCATCTAGAACAGTTAATGTAAATCCATTCTCCTATTCAACACAAGAAGGTGTTTTAGATTTATCTCCTAATGTGGATAATTGGGTAGATACTGAATATTCTCCTGCTTTGCTAATAACAGATCCAGATTTACAGGTTTACCGAGCCAATTCTCAAGTAATAAATGTATTAACAGCTGGAGATTGGCAAACTATTACCGGAACAACTTCTGTGGACGTACAAAATGTATGGGGAAGAAATTGGCTTAATCAAACAGTAACAGTATCATATAATCAAGCTAAAAGTGATCTTGTTGGTCCTTATGATAAAATAGGAAATACTTATGCTTTTGATAACGGATATATTACCGACATTAGTATTCTTCCTTACATTAGGCCACAACAAACTGTTGTTAGAGCTAAAAATTTATTATTCAATACTCCATTAGTAAGTTATTTTGACAATATTAGTGTTGATAATTATATTAGAAAAACAAATATTATTGAATTGAGTAATGTTAGTGGAACATTTAAAGAAGATGATGTTGTTGGATATTATAATGCTTCCGTGTTTACTCCAACAGCACGAATAGTTGGAACATACAAATATCCATCATCTACAAGAGTTAGATTATATGTTGCTGCTGATCCAACAACGACAAATTATGCACCAGTAGGAACTTTCCAAAATGGTTTCTTTAATACAAATGGAATTTATCAAAATTCAACTGCTAGCGGAACAATAACATCTACGTTGCATTTTGGTGGAACTGTAAGAAATGCAAACAGTACAACTTCATTACAATTATCAGCATTAGCATCAACAACTAATGGTTATTATACAGGCAATACAATTTATTTTAATGCTGGTACAGGAGAAGGTCAATCTGCTACCATTTCAAATTATTTTGGTGCAAATCAAACTGCAATTTTGGCATCTAGTGTAAGTATTGCTAGTAGTGATATCTATTCTATTGGTAGTTTTTCTACTAATGAAGCTGGAGCTTTTTATGGTGTTTTCAATATTCCAAAAAATACGTTCCATACAGGTGAAAGAGTTTTACGCATAGACAATAGCACAGGAGGCAACCAATCTTCTGCAACAACATATGCTGAAGCAACATATTATGCACAAGGTTTACAAACAACAGCACAAGAATTAAATTTCGGTGCTTCTCCTGCAGGAGCCAAAGGTACATTCTATAAATCATACGAAAGAAAACAAGTAGATGTTTATACCAATTTTTATCGTTGGGATCCTGTTGCACAGACATTTATGATTGATGGAGATAATTATCCAAATGGTATTTTCTTAAATAATTTAAAATTATTCTTTAGAACAAAACCAACAGAAAATTCTCCAATCACTTTATCTATTGTTGGAACATTAAATGGATATCCAAATGGTCAAACTTTGGATCAATCAATTGTTACTTTAACACCAGACCAAGTTAATGTGTCAGAAACTCCACAATTTTTGGATTCTAGCACATATACACAATTTACATTTAATGCACCAGTTTATATTCAACCAAATGTTTTATATGCTTTCATATTAAAATCAAATAGTAAAGATTATATACTTTGGACAGCTTCTAATGGTGATACTGCTCTTTCATCTTCAGTTAAAAATTTACCATCTGATGCAAATCCATCTTCAATTACTAAGATTAATGGTGCACCATATGTTGGTGGTTTGTTTATTTCACAAAATTCACAAACATGGACAGCAGATCAAAATCAGAGTTTAATGTTTGTTCTTGATCAATGTATTTTTAATACTGCTGTAACTCCAACAGTTCAATTTGTTATTCCTAAAAAATTACCACAAAGAACATTAGTTAACCAAGCAGTTGATTATTATTTAAACGCTAATAATATTTCTTCTACAACAGATTCGATTTCAAATGATAATATCTATGTTGATGCATTTAATGTGACAACAACAGATTTCACACCTACAACTACTGGTATAGCATATAATTATAATGCTACATTATCTTCTGGTTCTTCTGCTGGTACATTTAATATTACTCCAGGTAAATATGGAACATCATCTGCAGAAAATTTATATTTAAATGATGGTAATGGAGAACGAGTTCTTTTTGCAAATTCTTCTACAACTTTTTCAGTTTTTGCACAATTAAGTTCTAGTGATTCATCTGTAAGTCCAATTATTTCTGATGCCGGATTAACTGCATATTCAATTTCATGGAATATTAATAATTGTGAATTATCAAATAGTTTAATCACATTAACTAGTGCTGGAACAGGATATAGTAATAATACTAGTGGAAATACAACCGTTTCTATATCTGCTCCAACAGGATCAGGTGGCACACAAGCATATGCTGCAGCTAATATATCAGGCGGAGTAATTCAATCTATCTATATTACTACACCAGGTTCTGGTTATATTACAACTCCAACAATTACAATTGGTGATGCAAATACAACTCCAGGTTCTGGTGCTACTGCTAATATTGCTGGAGAAACATCAAAATCGGGTGGTCCTGCTCTTGCTAAATATATTACCAAGAAAGTTGTTTTAGATGCAGGATTTGATTCCGGTGATTTAAATGTTTATATAACAGCATATAGACCTGTTAATACTGACATCAATGTTTACTATAAAATTTTAAACAGAAATGATACTCAAAAATTTGATGATGGTTCATGGCAATTAATGACTAAAACAAGAAGTAGTGATTCTTCTTATTCTTTGACAAGAGTTGATTTAAAAGAATTTAC